CAACGGCTTGGACATCACTTTCCACAAGAAATAGCTTAAATAGCCCAAGGCCCCCTGTATTTACACAGGGGGTTTTGGCCTTTTCTGGTAATATTGGTGTATGCCTACTCCAAAGAAGATCAAGATCGGTGCCCAGATGTGGACCGTTATTGAGCGCGACCGCGCAGATGATGGTTACATCGCTGACGACTCTTACGGCTACACCTTGCAAAAGACCAACACCATCGTGCTAGACAAGCACTGTCCTCCATCTCGTAAACGACAGACGTTGTTCCACGAGCTATTCCACGCTATTCGTTTCTCTAATGGTGCTAGTGGCATTAAGCCGAATCTAGAAGAAGTACAGCCAAACGAAGTAATCGCAACTTGGGAGCACTACTTCATCGCTATGTATGAAGACACAATGCTCAGCATTCTCCGCGAGAACCCTACGTTGACTCGTTGGCTGTTAGAAAAAGACTAACGAAAGTAGATAGATGCCAAACGCACCTAAAACTCCTACGCGCACAATCCGCGTGTCCGATGAACTTTGGACCACAGTGCAGAAGAAAGCTGCTGACAACGGGATCACCGTTACCAGCATTATCATCGCTGCTCTGGAAGATTATGTAGCGGAGCTTGACAAGACCGCAGAATAGGTCTAAAGTTTGTATCGCTAATGGTTAGCAAGCCCACGGGCTTTAGACTAATGAGGTACGAATGCCAATCATCACCGACGAGCCAGTAGAAAACCTGGACCCGATCAAACGCGAGTTGCAACAGTACGTTTCTTTGAAAGAAGAATCGTCTGCTATTGACGACCGCATCAATGCCATCAAGAAGCGCCTGAGCAACTATGCTGAGGAGATGGGTACCCCAAACGAAAAGGGTAGCCTCGTATTCCCAATTAATGATGACGTCACCGGCACCAAGTCGATCGTTCGACAGCGCCGTGTTTCTAAAGTTTTCAGTGAACCTACCGCAAACAAGATCCTTAATGACAAGGGTGTCTACGAGTCATGCACAAAGACTATTGTCGTGCTAGACGAGGACGCTGTCATGGCCGCGTACTATGCTGGTAAGTTGACTGACGAAGACATTGATACAATGTTCCCAGAGAAAGTTACCTGGGCCCTAGTACTGGAGAAGTAATGCCTGTTTACCAATATAAATGCAACAAGTGTGAGCAAGAATTTGTTGTCCCTCATCCAATGGGAGACACCACAGTTCACAAGTGCAAGAAATGTGATGAGCCTCTGCAAAGAATGTTCAACATTGGAGCCGTTGCGTTTAAAGGTGGCGGTTGGGGAAGTAGTAACAACTAATGAATGACTTTATTGACGAAACGTTCGCTGACCTGGATAAATTCTACCCGGGCAGTAAGCGCAAGCGTCGTGAGCCAGTCGCTCCCAAGCAAAAGATCGACGCCACTTGGGAAGACACTTACTCCCTGAAAAACCTACCTAGCGGTATCACCGTACAGATGTATACTCTAGGTACGCTTGCAAAAGCGATCAATCGCTCTACCAAGACCTTACGGTATTGGATGGAGCAAGGACAGTTTCCGACGTCTCCTTACCGCCTGCCAGATAAAATCGGCAGTAACGGCAAGGAGTACGCGGGAAGGCGACTGTATAGCAAGGCTATGGTTGAAGCCACTATAGAAATATTTGCAAAAGCTGGACTTTTGGAAGTAGATCGTATAGACTGGACTACACACCGGACCCTTGGTAGCAAGGTCGCCGAGGCGTGGGATAAGATCCGCGCAGAAGAAATGCAAATCAACTAATAAGGAAAAAAATGCCAATTCAGCCAGATGCTCCAAATGCCGCCAGCTACGTTGCCGACGACATCGATGACCGCCCAGAGCAGTCAACCTCCAGCTCAACTTCCGTCCAGTCAGGATGGGATGCAGCTGACAGTATCTCCACTTCAGGAGACTTCCCTACCGAAGTAAAGTTCGAAGAGGGTAAGCACCAGGTCCTAAAGTTCTTGGATGAGAACGGACCGTTTGCTATCTACAAGCAGCACTTCCTAAAGCAGAAGACCAGCGGTAAGCGCTCGTACGTCTGTGTTGGTGCTGATTGCCCACTATGTCTGAAGTTGTCTGACCGCCCAGAGAACAAGCGCGCCTTCACTGTCGTGAACTTGACTCACCCAGAGGGTATTCAGCGTCAGATGCTTATCTCAGGTGCACGTCTGTACCAGGCTCTACACGCCGCTCACTACTCACCACAGGGTCCTTTGACTAAGGGATACTGGGCTGTTGTGCGCCTAGGCAAGGGTCCACAGACCACCTACACCGTAACTCCTATTAAGGAGCGCGATCTAGAAGAAGACTGGAACCTAAAGCCAGAAGCTGCTACGAAGGTAGTAGATGCTGCTGAGGTTTACACTCGCGGACTCATCAAGGAACACTCAATTGAGGAACTTGACGAGATCGCTGACGCGCTTATTTAATTAAGTAGTGAGAGGCGGGGAATTTGCGTTCCCCGCCTTTTGCACTATTGTGGAGATACTATGAATATCATTACTACTGCCGAACAACTTGCCGAAATGGTGGGGTACTACCTCACACAAGATGCCTTTGCCTTTGACGTTGAAACTGTAGGAGATCGCCGTGGCATGACCCCGGTGAACGAAGTCCTATGGATCACACTTGCCACACACGGCCGATGCGATGTCATACCGATGGGCCACCCTCACGGCGCGTTTATCGAAGAGATTTACCCACTGACGGGTCAAGGAGAAGTACGCAAGGAAAAAGGCTTGCCACTTCGCCCTAGCGACTACAGCCGTGACGCCAAGAAGGCGACTAAAGTTTTTGGACAAGCACCTGACCAGCTCTACCCGGGCGAGGTATTTAAGGCGCTTGAGCCACTTATGTTTAATCCAAACATCCTCACTGTTGGACACAACCTTGCGTTCGACATCACCTCAATCGCGAAGTACTACGGCGGACGTATCCCGGTCGGCCCTTACTTCGATACCATGATTGCGTCATTCATCTCAGACAACCGCAATAAGAACAAGTGTGGTCTCGACGACTGCCTTAAGCGCGAGTTTGGCTACGAGATGGTCAAGGGCGTTGGTAAAGAGGTAGAGGTCTATGACTTCATGACCGTGGCTAAGTACGCCTACCTAGACTCTAAGTACACCTTCCTGCTATGGAAGAAGCTTGTACCAAAGATCGAGGCCGCTGACCTAAACCGCGTTATGGCTCTGGAGATGGATGTCCTAGCTGTCCTATGCGACATGAAGCTAACTGGCGCACAGATCGACACCGTGTCCCTGAAGCAGCTGAAGGTAGACCTAGAAGCCAAGGTGGACGAGGCTCGTGGCAACATCTGGAAGATTGCTGGTCGTGAGTTCAACATCAATTCCAACACCGAGAAGCAGCAGTTGCTTTACGCGTCTAAGGAAGACGGCGGTCGTGGACTAAAGCCTAAGATCCTGACTCCAAAGGGAACTACTAAGGACAAGGCAGGCGACGAGCTTGCGCTGTCAGACTACTCAGTATCGGCAGAGGCGCTTGAGGCGTACCGTGACAAGGACGCACTAGTAACCGCAATCCTTGAGTACGCGGACTACAACAAGTTGCTGTCTACATACGTTATGCCGTACCTAGGTGGCGACATTGAGCGCACTACCGCACGTAAGACCCGCATTGAGACCAAAGAAACCATGCTGATCAATGGACGTATCCACGGAGACTTCGTACAGCACGGTGCAGAGACTGGCCGTTTCTCAAGTCGTAACCCGAACCTGCAGAACGTACCAGCGCCTCACACTGCGCACGGTAAGGCGATTCGTAACCTGTTCGTTGCCCCAGAGGGTCACAAGCTAATCGTTGCCGACTACTCGCAGATTGAACCTCGCGTTATTGCATCGTTCTCGGAAGACCCGATTATGATGGAGAACTACCTAACTGGCAAGGACATCTATACCACCGTGGGTGACACCATGGGTGTGAACCGTAAGGCTGGTAAGGTGCTTGTGCTTGCTATGGCGTATGGTGTAGGACCTGACAAGATTGCTGCCCAGATTGGCTGTACCAAGACTGAGGCTAAGGACCTATTGGAGCGCTTCGCAAGCCAGTTTAGTTCGATCGCCAAGTACCGCTCAAAGGTAATCTCGGCTACCCGCGCTGGTAAGCCTGTGCCTCACATCAAGACCTTGACTGGACGTCGTCGCTACTTGCCTGAGATTCTGTCCCGCGACACTGGCACACGCGCTCAGGCAGAGCGTCAGGCCTTTAACACCAAGATCCAGGGATCTGCCGCGGACATCATCAAGATCGCCATGGTACGAACTCACAACATGATTCCTAAAGAGGCTAAGATCATCCTCACAGTACACGACGAATTGGTACTAACAGTTCCAGACGAGATGGCTGAGTCAACCGCAGAGATTCTGCGCGAGGCTATGGAAGACATTCAGGTACTAAAGGTTCCACTAATCGCAGACATCAAGATCGTAGACCGATGGGGAGAAGCAAAGTGATAATTGGCTTAAGTGGCTGGGCTAGATCCGGCAAAGATACCGTAGCTAATCACTTGGTAAAGAACCACGGCTTTGTAAAGATGGCGTTTGCTGATCCTATGAAAGAAGCGCTTTACCGACTTAACCCTAGATTAGACCTACCAGGACTACCAGGCGTTGCGCTTGCGTGGGCCGTAGACAATGCAGGCTGGGAAGTGCTTAAAGACGAGAGCCCAGAGGTGCGCGGTTTACTACAGCGCATGGGCACAGAAGTCGGCCGAAGCATGTTTGGTGAAGACTTCTGGGTGGACTATGCTATAGGTAAGTCATGGGCGCACGACAACGTTGTGTTCTCAGATGTCAGGTTCCGCAACGAAGCCTCAGCCATTCAAAAGAACTGGGGCCACAACTGGAGAGTAACTCGTCCAGGCGTGCAAGCTGTTAACGACCACATATCTGAGCATGACCTTGACCACTACACGTTTGACGCCCACCTTGAGAACGAGGGCTCAGTCGAACTTCTACTTAGTCAGGTAGACAAGCTTTTAGGAGAGATCTGATGTGGCCCTTCATTAAAGACGACGGCGACGACGATGACGTACAAATAGACAAGGTCCCGCTAAGCACCTTGTTCCGCTGGTTCTTGTACGATATGGACGTGGATAACCCTAATCAATACGCCAAGGTATTTGACCTCACTGCGGTGAGCGAAGAGGGCGATGAGAAGGAAAGAGAAGAGTCCGACAGAAGGACAGAAAAGCTCGAACCCATCTATCCATATCTGAGTTTGTTTGCTAGTATCAATGCTCAGTACACGTATGAGTCACAGAAGGCAGAGCTTCTACTCATGCCGGGAATGTCAGAAGAAATTTTGCAAAAGGAAGGCGAACGCATTAAGCTGTTCTACAGGAACATAACGTTCGCCGGACTGATGGGCACATTCTCAACCGCCCTTGAACTAGGGCTAATAAAACTTAATGGAACCTTCACAGGAATCGAATAGAGGACAATATGAGTAACTCATGGTGGGCTGACAAGCTCGGCAACGGACAGGCACCTACACAGCGCCCTGCTGCTCCAGTACAGCCAACATACGCACAACCAGTGCAACAGAACCCTTCCTACCCGCCTCAGACCTCACAGCAGTTTGTGAACCCTGAGCTGGCGGGCCACAGACTTCCAGCCAGCGCATCGTCTGGCAGCTGCCCTAATTGTGGCAGTGGAAACTACGGCGGTACAGCAGAGACCAAGGCACGCTGCTACGACTGTGGCTACCCTATCCAGCAGTCTGGATCAGGAACCCCAGGCGTTCGCATCCCTAACGCCGGTAGCGGTGCCGTAGAGGCCGCTAGACAGCTAAACACAGGCAACAACTACAACCCAGGCCAAATTATCGATAGGATCGGTTAATGTCATTAGACAAAGTACTCGCACAGTTAAACAAGAAGTACGGCGAAAACACCGTAGTCCTAGCATCAAAGGTCGTAGCGCCTACTCGCTTCACCTCCGGATCGCTGTCACTAGACATGATCCTTGGCGGTGGCTGGCCTACTAACCAGTGGCACGAGATCATCGGTGAAGCGTCTAATGGTAAGACTGCACTGGCCCTTAAGACCATTGCCGCTAACCAGAAGCGCGACCCTAACTTCACTACTGTATGGATTGCTGCTGAGCAGTGGGTTCCAGAGTACGCAGAGATGTGTGGCGTAGACGCCTCACGTGTCCACGTGTTCACCAGCAACGTGATGGAAACCGCGCTTGGCGCTGTTCTTGAGTTCGTTGACACCAAGGAAGTAGACTGCGTAGTCATTGACTCGTTCCCTGCCCTCGTACCCTCAGCTGAAGACGAGAAGGAGATGGACGAGATGACCGTTGGTCGTGGAGCCATGCTAATCGGTAAGTTCTTCCGCAAGATGGAGAAGGCTGGAAAGCGTGACCTACTTGGCGGAGAGCGCCCATTCATCGGACTAATCATCAATCAGTTCCGTATGAAGATCGGCGTTATGTACGGCGACCCTCGTACCACCCCCGGTGGTGAGGCAAAGAACTACTTCTACTTCACCCGCATCGAAGTAAAGCGCGATGACTGGATCGAAGTAGGCACTGGTCAGGAAAAGAAGAAGGTTGGCCAGACCATTAAGTTCACCACCAAGAAGAACAAGTCAGCGCCTCCTGGCCAGGTGGCATTTGCTGACTTCTACTTTGACGATGGTGGATCTGTTGACAAGGGCGATTACGACTACGCTAAGGAAATTGTCGCCCTAGGTATTATCAATAAGATCATCACTCGTGCAGGTGCGTACTACCGCTACGATGAGCGTCAATGGCAGGGTGCGGACGCACTGCTAAACTCGATTCGTGAGGAAGTAGACCTACAGGAGAAGCTGCAAAAGGATGTGCTTGGCACACTCCGTCTAGGAGAATAGTGGCCAGAGCAAAGCGCAACGCGCAAGATTCCTGCTCGACTTGCGACAAGCCCTTCTACGCGAAGGGCTTGTGCAAGTCTTGCTACATGAAGCAGCTACGAGAGACCTACGCATTTAAGCGGGCTACCGGAGCACCAATCAATTCAGTAGAGATCGATTACGAAGACTACTGGCAGTTTGTAAAGAAAGAGTTGAACCTTACCTAATGGCTAAATCAGAAGGACAAAAGCAGTCCCAGAAGCACGAGAAGCGTCTAGCTAACCTGATAGGTGGCCAGCGCAATGTGGCGTCTGGGGCCTTTTGGTTCCGTAAGGGAGACGTACGGTCTAAAGACCTTCTAATTGAGCACAAATGGACGGGTAAGAAGTCCTTTAGCGTCAAGTCTGACGTACTGGAGAAGATCGTCACCGAGGCCCTCATGGAGAGCCGTACGCCTGTTCTGGGTTTTAGTCTAAATGACAATAACTATGTCATCCTAGATGAAAATGACTTTTTGACTATTCGTGAGTTTCTGATACAATGTATAGAGGACCACACGGGCGAGAAGTAACCCTTACTACTCGGAGTCTACTTGCTACCTTATTTCGAAGCACCAGAACCTTGGGAGCTTGACGCCAAGTGCGCAACCAAGATTAATGGCGTTCCTAAGTATGATCCCGACATGTGGTTCCCTCCTAGGGACAAGAACCTATACAAGCCGATCGCCGATAAGGCGAAGTCTATCTGCTTTGGTCGTGATGGCCAGCCACCTTGCCCTGTAAGAGAAGAGTGCCTACTAACTGCCGAGCGCAGAAACCAGATGCACGGTATCTGGGGAGGCCTTAGCCATCGCGAGCGTAACGCCATGAAGCGTAAAGCAGAGAAGCTCGGCATGACTTTTGAAGAATACGTCAAGAAACAAAAAACAAAGTAGACAATAGTTAGCATGTGTGCTATGTTCGTTGCAAAGGACGGATATATACATGCCAAAAGATGCTACAACTTCAAAGATTGCCCCAGGAAAACTAAAAGACTTTGTGTCTGCTGGTAAGTCAACCAGCCGAGTTCTAGGTAAAGTAGAACGACACATCCTGTCTAAGCCGCAGGATAACTCCAGATCATTTGACGGTCTGCACCCATCAGCCATAGTAAGCCAGTGGTGGTGCCACCGCGCTTCCTACTTCCACCTACGTGGACATCACCCAGCCCCGCAGACCAAGACACTGGCGCGTGAACTTATTTTTGCCCAGGGCCACGGTATCCACGACACCTGGCAGAACTGGTTCCGTGAGATGGGTAAGTTGTACGGCGTATGGGAATGTCGCGTCTGCGGTATCTTGACATGGGCACTTAGCCCAGAAGGCTGTGACGCCTGTGGATCAGAGCGCCTAATGCGATTTAAAGAAGTACCTGTAGAGAGCAGCGAGCTGATGATCACAGGTCACTCAGACGGCTGGCTAAAGGGATTCGGCGATGACCTAATGCTAGAGATTAAGTCGGTCGGTGAAGGTACCTTCATGTGGCTAGACAAGTCAAACTACCTAGCCAACGGCCAGGACTTCAACAAGACCTGGAAAGAGATGCAGTCACCATTCGAGTCGCACGTTGCTCAGGTCCAGTTGTACATGGAGCTGGCAAAGCGTGCAGATCCTACCGCGCCAGATGAGGCGATCATCCTATACGAAGCAAAGCCTACCCAGGCTGTTAAAGAGTTTTTCGTTCGTCGTGATACCTGGGCCATCCAGCCTATTTTGGATGGCGCACAATTAGTGGTAGACTCGTTGTCTAAAGAAGTTGCCCCCGACTGCAATGTCGGTGGAGCACATAAATGCAAACAGTGTAAGGAATACAATGAGTAAGAGTACGTTAATTACAAACGACACTAGCCGGTATGTCCTAGATGCCATGGATAAGCAGGGCCTAGTAGTAGACCGAGAGGTTGAGCTAGACCGCCCATCACTTCCGGCAGACATCACTGATATCAATGACGAAGAGCTGATGCTCCTGTACACCAAGTTTTCGGCATACAGCGATTTCGTTAACACCCAGCTATCCTGCGCCATCGTGGACGAGAAGGAAGCTGAGCGCAAGGTAGATTACGAAGAGTCGATGGCCATGCTACGTCAGCAGAGCGCCAGTGCTAAGACCACAGTAACCATGATGAAGGCCCTGGTAGATTCAGACCCAGAGATCATGAACCTAAAGCAGGACCACCTAAACAAGTACGCCTACCGCAAGATGCTAGAGACCATGGCAAACAACTGTGAGCGTAGTAGTTCGGTATGTAGCCGTGAGTTGACCCGCCGTACCGCTGGCGACAACTTCAAGACCAGAACCCGCAGGTTTACTACCTAATGGCTAAGACAAAAGAGTACGGCCCTGGAGTACCCGCTAAGTCCACGCGACTAGCAATAGGTATAGACCAGTCGTACTCCGGGTTCGGCCTTACTTTCATGGATATGGACAGCGATGGGTACAAGACCTACGTGTTCAAAGGCGAAAGCACAGGTATTGACCGACTAACCAGCATGGCCTTGACCTTTAGCAGTTATCTAGAGCAATACGTAGATGCCGATCAGACCGACATACGTGCGGCTATGGAAGGCTACGCATACGGCGCACAGATGGCCCACATGGCTGGGGAACTAGGTGGCATGGTAAAGACCGAATTGTATGAGTGGCTGTGGCAACACCACGGCAAATACCCTTACATCATCCCACCGACGACCTTGAAGAAGTACGTCACTGGCAAAGGATCAGGTATCCAAAAGAACCAGATGCTATTGCACGTGTTCAAGAAGTGGGGCATAGAGTTTAACGATGACAACGCTGCGGACTCGTACGCGTTGGCGCACATGGCAGCTGGTAAAGCCGAACTTGCATATGAGCGAGAAATCTACAATAATATACAAGATCCGAAGTATCGCGAGAAATGATTTACGGATACCAGGGCCACAGGCTAAAGGCTAAGAGGAGAGAAATGCAAAAATTAATGCTCAGATCAGTAGGCGTCGGAGTTGCAGTAATTGGCTTCGGTGGTATTGTAGTAGACGGTAGAACATACGCAGGGTGGGTAATCGCCGCTGTAGGAATAACACTATTCATATTAGGAAAAGAGGCAAACAATGGCTAAGATGGCAGAACTAAGTGCGCTAGGCATCACCAACCTGTACGACTACTCAGAAGGTCTAAAGGCAGGAAAATCAATCGGGTTTAAGGCAGGCGTGGACCACGTACTGAAGGCCCTAGCTTCACGCGAAGCAGAACCATACTTGGGCGTAGGCTACGACCTAGAGACCCTAGCAGAAGTAATCGACGAATCTGAGTAATAGTGGATATCAAGAAGTGGGCAGAGAAATATGCCGCTGGATTACAGGACTGGATTAAGTCCCTAGACGATAACCTTGTAGTAGATTTAGGAGATGTCGATGAAGAAGAAACCGACGAACCAGCCCGCTGAGAACCACTATGACCTCAGCCTCCCAGAAGTCAAATCCATCTGGGATACCGCGTACGCCAAAGGACTGGCGGACAAACAACTAGAGATTTATGAAGCAGTTAAAGAGCTGGACGTAGATACTTTTGACGATGTAGTCTACAAAAAAGACGTACTAGCCTTGATCAAGGGAGAGAAAAAGTGAGCGAGTGGGAGCAGATAGGTGAGCGCTTAAGGGATAGGGCTGCTTATAGCCAAGGTGTCAAAGACACTGAGGAACGCATTATCAAACTGCTAGAGGAGATGCCTTGGCAAGTTTATTCAGCAGTTGCAATAGATGGTAACCCGATTGAATCTGTAGTAACACCTAAAGTGCTAATTCGTGAGGATGCTATTGCCATTATTAAAGGAGATAACAGATGAGCGACATTCAAGAGCTAATCCACACAACCACTATCAAAGCGTATCAGCGTGGTCAGAGGGACAAAGAGACCCAGATCATCAAGATGCTGGACGAACTAAAGCTAAAAGCAATTAGCGGTGAGACCAGACGGATGATATTTTCAGTTATTCACAACATCCAAGACGGCCAGTTAGATGCTAAGTAAAGAAGAAGCATTTAAAGAGGCGGAGGAGAAGTACCGCCAGGCACAGTTTGCTGCCAAAGAGTTTAGCAAAACCTACATGGGCATCAAGATCGCCTATGAGAAGGCCAAGAAGAAGGCCGGGCACATCTACCGAAACAACGTCTATGACGATGAGGAGATGGAGCTAATCAAGATAGGCATAGCCGGAGAAAGAAGCCGCTTGTATTCAGCCGTGGCTACTGGTAAGTTTGATGAGTGGCTGGAAAGCCGCGACGATTCCTGGGCCAAGCTAGATGCACCAGTAAAGGCCCTATTCTTGACGTATATTAAAGAAGGTAACTAAATGAAGGTTTATACCGAAAACAGCGTTTACGAGTTCGATATGGCTGACAAGATGGTACGCCGTGTACCGCGCACCACCCCTAGTTTTGTCAACACCGCGCTCCGCAAAGACAACGAGTGGGTCAAGTTCCTAACCGTTCACTACGAGGTAGGCGAGCCTATGCGCATGGTAACTGAGCACATGGATGACGCCAAGGACAAGATCACACTACGCACCACCTCACCAGTACTCAAGATCGAGGACTAATGGCCTGGCTATGGTGGTTGACGATGATCCCAGCCCTGATCCTGTTTGGTATGGTCTGGATCCTAGCGTTTCCTCCGCTGAGCGAGTGGGATGAAGATGGCCGGGACGAGTAAGTTTGGCTGGTGCCTAGACGGGCACCACGGTACTTGCGTAAAAACCATCCCAGATCGGGCATGTTCCTGCGAGTGCCACAAAGAAACTGCCCAATAGTTTAGGCAACACTACCCCTTTAAATACCCGTATAGTGGTAGGAACGGGAGTTCCGCACATAATAAGAGGTATTAAATGTCAGAATCAAAAGATGATGTATTGCGCGTTGGCGCAGGCAGTAACCCCCAATTAGTCGCATCCGCGATTGCCCACGCCGTCTACGAGAACGGCGGCTGTAAGCTCCGTGCCGTAGGTGCTGGGGCTGTAAACCAGGCTGTTAAGGCCATTGCTATTGCCCGAGGATACGCTGCCCCTAGGGGTATCGACCTAATTTGTGTCCCAGGATTTGCCTCAGTAGAGAGCAACGGAGACACAATTAGCGCGATTGTATTTAAAGTAAGTTCAGTAAGCTAAGCAGTCCTATTAGCGGTATGGTTGTATTACCACCCACTTTGGCCAAAAGAGGAAAATCATGAGTGAATCATCAAAGAGCAAGTTCCCTACCATGGGAAACAGTGCCGCAACCACCGCGAAGAACGCGTCGGCTGAGGGCACATCAGGTAAGCTAGTCGCCAAGAAGGGCGCTCAGGCTGCAGACCCTACCATCAAGAACAAGGCAAACCGTTCAAACGTAAAGGCTAGCGGTAAGCGCGGTTATGGTATTAAGACCACCATGCCTTCTTACACAGACCCACACGTAGGTCCTACACAGGGTAACGGTCGTTTGTTTACTGCTTCAGTAAACCGCACTGCGCCTAACTTCAACGCAGGTTATTCAGACCTAAACTAGTCTAAAGAATCATCCCCGGTTAACTCCGGCCCCCGGTCGCCCGCGCGACCGGGTTTTTCTTTTCTCAACACCCCTTGTGTTAATCTGGCATATCGTGTTAGAGTGTGGTACAGTACGACGTAAGATAATAGCCGTGCTGTATAGGAGAGATCACAGTGTTACTAGACGAACTAAGAGAGCTGGCAAACCGCTCTAAGGTGACTGGGTGTATCGTGGCCGTCTGGCTCGCCGCACAGGACGAAGAGTTTACCGAAGTATTTTCATTATTGCAAGCAAGCCCAAACCTGAACCTGACTGATGCGCTAAACCTAATCCTTAAGTATCAGCCAGACGTGCCGTTCAAACGCACATCATTTGTTCACCACTTGAGAGGAACATGCACTTGTCCGAAAGCCTAGCCAGAGAGTTAAAGAAGTTACTGGAAAGTAGCCCTGAAACTCCGCTACCGTTGCACCAGGCAACCCCAATGAAGATCACGTCGTCGAAGTCGTCAAAGAAGAAGGCGTCGAACGACTGGAAGTTGGCAGCCTTGTTGCCGGACACCCAGATCGGATACCGAGTGTATGAGGACGGCTCGGTAGTCGAGTTCCACTCAGAGCAGGCCATCAGTATCGCCATGCAGATCGTAGACTACGCTAACCAACAGTTCGGCGTGGACACGATTGTAAACCTTGGCGACACCCTAGACCTACCAGCACAGAGTCGCCACCACCAAGAGATCGCGTTCCAGAACTCGACTAACTTGGCAATCCAGCGTGGATACGAGTACCTAGCGCAACAGCGTGCAACCTGCCCTGACGCACAGATCGTATTCCTAGAGGGAAACCACGACTGCCGTATATATAAGTATCTGGCAGAGCGCGCCCCAGCGGTTGTAACCATGAAGCGTGGCGGAGATACCCCAGACAACTGGCCTGTAAACAGCCTGCCACACCTGCTACGCATGGATGAACTAAACGTCACCTACGCCAGCGGATACCCAGCTGGTGAGTTCTGGCTAAACAAGAACCTGCGTTGCATCCACGGAGATCGCGTGAACTCGGGCGGTAGCACAGCCATGAAGTACATTAATGCAAACCACCACACGTCTACCATCTACGGGCACATCCACCGTATCGAAACCCTGTACCACACAAACCACACCAGCCAGGGCCCAGCGCGAAATGCCGCGTTTAGCCCAGGATGTCTATGTCGTGTAGACGGGTCTGTACCTAGCGTAAAGGGTGGCATCACCCCTAACGAGTCACCAGTCACCTATTGGGAGAACTGGCAGCAGGGCATAGGCTTCGCATGGTACAAGGAGTCTGGCGAGTTTACCCTACAGTCCGTACCTATCTTTGACGACTGGGCAGTATTTATGGGACATGAGTTTAGGGCACCTGTTAGCAAATAACTAACTAAACTGGTGGTATGAGTAGTCCTCACCAAAATACGCAGAACCTAGGCGCAAACGGGTTATACGGAACCTACACCAACTATGGTGGAGGCGGTACGCCAGTTGCGCGTTCTGAGATGGACTACCTACGCATGGGTGTTGGTAGAGAGCCACAGGCGGAATACCCTGATGGTTACCTAGGCACAATTCGCACACGCCGAGACGACAAAGGTCGTCCTAACAGCGTATCCGAGCAGGTACTTAACGGACTAAAGATCCGCCAGAGCCAGCGTGGGTACCAGCGTGGTGTTCACCGCGGTGAGCGTATTGATCCTAGCGATTACTACACCCCACCACAGTTCGGCATGGACGCTGGAATCAAGCGTCAGATGTCTGCCGCTAAAAAGGGTGTACCAGTTGCTAAGCACACCCCTGCATTTAGATTGGCACCGGCACCACACCTACCAAACGACGGTAAGGCTGGACCTACCGCTAAATCTAACTCGCCTTACGAGATGAACAAGAAGCGCGTCTCGCAACTTTCAAACATGAAGCCGCATTGGAGATAACATGGACCGCCCTTTTGACAACGCATCCCTAGTAACTAGCGGTAAGCGCTGCACCGAATGTTCAACCGTAGGTAAAGGTAAGCGTTTTGACAGCGCCCACTCAGGCCACCAGGTAGAGCGTGCAGGCCTTATTGGCCAGAAGTACAACAACGGCCGCCTAACACAAAACTTCCACGAGATCCCTAGCTTAGGCAAGAGGGACGAGAACTTTACCCACGGTAAAGAACACAACGACTAAGAGGCTGCTATGGCAAATTACAAAGTAACTGTAAACTGCAAACACTGCAACGATACTAGTAGAACCCACCACGTAGAGGGAGACGTTAGCTCGCCTGAAGGTAGCGGTAAAGTGCAGGCCGCCGCGGTAATAGCACACCGAAACAGCTACTCCCACTTCATCAACACAGGCGGAAACACGTTTTCTGGTTCTGACGCGCTTACTATTAAGCCTTCTAGAAACAGCGATTTTGACCACGGTAAAGAGCACAATGGCTAACACACCAGACGGTGTCTATGGCAAGAAGCCATGGAACAGTAGAAAACCCTTCATAGCTCCGATCGAGGCCGCGTACCCACCGCAGGCCTACATCGGCCCATTTGCGTCTAATCAAGAGCGTTTATTGTCACAATCGATGGAGATTGGCAATATGACTGCTTCTGAAATCCAAGAGTACGTTCGCCCACCTATGCCACAGATCCGTAAGTTCCCGGATCGATTTGGGTACGAGACCGCCGAGTATGGTATCAGGGACATCGTAGAGATGACTGGCCGTCCTGCTCAGAGAAGCGACTTTAGCCAGCAGCCAACTACAACAGAGTCTACTAGCCGAAACACCCTAGGATCGGTGTAGAATAACACTATGGCAATTAAGATTGATTACTTGGATCCAGAAGGTGACGGCACAGAGTACAAGACTCCGTATCCGTCTACCGAACACGGCACCACCGTATACAATGGGTCTAAAGGATGCAGCGATTGTGGCATTTTAATGGGCCCAGTTAATGCGTTGAACTCGGACATCTGCCCGTCATGTTCACGTCGTAAAGCGGCTAAGCATGTAGCCAACCGAATGGTATAAGGAAAAAAATGACAGTAAACAACTCACGTTCACGTGTTGAAGGTCTAGAAGACGGCGCAACTGACGGCAAGTACCGTAAGCGTCGCCCAAACACCGTAGTTCAGCCTGGCGCTGGCGACCAGAAGGTTGCACAGAACCGCGCTGGTCTACACCCATACATGAACTACGGCTTCATTAACAGCGAAGAGCCTAATAAAGTAAACCCAGGAAAGTAGTCATGGCAGAACCAACGCGCCGTCAGTTTGATGACAACAAGAGCAGAGCGATTAGCGATGCGAAGAAAGACTCCAAGGGAGTTTTTGGGCGTCAGCATGGTTCGTCATGGATGTTTCCTCAGCACCACACTTCGCAGGAATACCACGCAAGTTGCGGGGCCTGCAAGACCGACGCTGAAAAAGGCGTCCACCCAAAAGCAGTAAAGTAGACTATTCGAATTACGTGTGATAGGCTAACCACCTGTCCAACTAGGAGCACAATATGTCATTAGACGTCGAACAAGAACCACACTTCCGCCTACTAGTCTGTCGTACCTGTAGCACCATTGAGGAGCTTCCAGGTGCGGATGAAGACCCAGGCGACACCCTGCTAACCATCGCAGCGGAGAGACACAGCGAGAGCCACTACGGCGTTCTATGGAACGTGCCAAAGGGTATCTGGATGGCTCCAAAGATGAAAGAAGCCGTAATCGAGCAGATTCACGGCAAGATCGGGTCTGGCCTAGATTCGTTTGGAACCAAGTTCTACGAAACCAAGAGCCAGTTTTCCGAGGACGCTATGGCGTGCTACAGCATACACAACCGACCACAGGGTCAGTGCTCCGACTACAAGTCAGAGAAGAAGTGGCTGTCGCCTAAGACCGAGCGTGAACGTCGAGATGCCGGTCTACCGATCGAGGCTAAGGGCCCGAAGGTTTACCTATGTGATTTCTGCCCAGTTAAATCCTTTAATATGAAAAAGTTTAACGAGCAGTCTGGAATGTACGATGAATAAGGTTGAAGTAGCCTTCATCGTTAGCAGGTCCTTAGACGGCAACTGGTCTGCTACTCCCCGCCTAGATGTGGAGATGGTTGCAGAACGACCAGCCCTCAAAGATGAAATCCGTATTGGTTGCACAGAGATCGCACGAGTGATCGAACACCAGGACATCAGCGAACTTATGGCACGAGTAATGGAGATAAATTCACAGGCGGATAGCCAGCGGATTAGTGCCTCCATGAGGGATGCTGTAAGTAGGAGAAAATCCGCCGAATAGAGGAGTCCCAATGTTCCTAGAAATGGCTTGCCAATGTGGTGCAAGTATTCAGATGGATGGCATAAACGAGAGTTTTATGGTGCTTTACGGGACACGATTCGCAGACTCACACGTGACATGTGGTTTTGTAACCCCGCTTAACACAGATAAGCAGGACCGCACCATCCGCCACGACATAAACTTTAAGACCAAGGACCGCAACGAGGACTAAATGCTAGAATCAGCAGAAACTTCATACTTCAGCCTACCTTCGGCTGGCCTTGACCCACGCCTGTTCAAGAACGGGAAGCTAAACCCAACCGTACGCTCGGCAATCCTGCAATTACTGTTTAACCACTTAAACGATAATTACACAGGGTCTAGCAACTGGATGCACGCATGGCTGGCTGGATCTGGCGTATCGTACCAGTGGGCAGCACAACGCGATCCAGGCGACCTAGACTGCCTCGTAGGCATCAATTTTCCGCTGTTCAGACAGTCCAACACGCAGTTTGCACGCTTTAGTGACAAAGAGATAGCCCAGACCTTTAATGAGGGCTTCAGAGGCCGCCTACAGCCTCTTACAGCCCGTTTCATGGACTCCTTTGAACTGACCTTTTATGTGAACGTAAAGTCCAACATCGTGGACATCAAGCCTTACGCAGCATATTCGCTTATCAATGATGAGTGGACAGTCACTCCGCAACCTATCGGTGCAGAGGCTAACCCAGTTTGGGACAAAAAAGCTGACCAAGACCGCACTCAGACCATCGAAATCCTGACCCGATACATGTCGGCTAAGTCTAAATACGATGAAGCAACTAATGAAGCAGTAAAGTCCACCGCTCGTTCCGCTATGCGTATGGCAATGTCACAGGCAGTCGGCCTGTACGACGACATCCACGCAGGTAGATCCGCCGCATTTAGCGAAACTGGCGAAGGTTATTTGGATTATGCTAATTACCGTTGGCAATCAGGTAAGAAATCAGGCGCAGTTCAGGCCCTTCGCTCGATCAAAGACGCTATGGACGCTGAAGATGCAGAATTTAATAAGAAAACCTATGGAGTAGACTTGCCAGACGCTCGAACGCTTGTTCGACGTGCGGCATCACAGTACCTCTAAAATACAAGAAACGGACAAATAACTCGTGGCAATAGTAATTTTTATGGATGGCGTACTCCGTTCACCGCAGCGCGTGCCGATTTATGAAGGAATCGCACTATACAAGTCCCTAAATGTCAATGGCGTAGTCATGTTGGCAGTAGATGACCAAGAAGAAGCCTTGCGTTGGTGCAAAGAGCACAAATTAAATGACCTTGATGGGTTTATTTCGGATAAAACCGTTGGAAACTACCCAGATAAGGACTATCTAAAGGTCCAGCACCAGCAATCCTCGGGCCCTGTCTACCTTGCGATCACAGCGGACGTGGACTTATCTAAACAACTGTTGGAAAACGGGGTTAAAACCCTATTATTCCTGCACCCAGTTTACTTTAATGCTAAATTCCGACCTGACGGCAGGAGTGGGCGTAAGAGTTGGGGAGAACTGGTAGGGGAACTAGATCGCCAGATCGATATGGCTAACGAGGACAACCGACTATGACCCAGTTTGTATACCTAGGTGCAGAAGTACCTAGCAACAGAGTAATCCTAGGTCAAATGAACACGGAGGCCATGGGCGTAAGCGTGTGGGGCCTAATCCGACGTGGTTTGCCTAAGACCAAGACTTATTTACTAGAAAACTATTTTCCAGAGGGCGTGGACATCTATGTCTACCCTGGGATCCCGTCGAGCAAGAGCTTCGAGCCAGGCGAGTTGGATGAGTTCCTCGCTGACTACGAGGACTTTATTGCTAATAACCTAAATAGAATCACCATGTTTACCGAGGTAGACCACCCTGACCTAGACCCGGCCACAAAGCAGCGGCAGCGGGAGACCGCATGGGCGGAAGTACCCGAGGACAAGTTTGCAGTTATTTATGATTCTGGTAGTTTGGAGAGTCTAGCAACTCGCTATCTGAACGTCTGCATTACCGGGGCTGCCCTGGAGAAAGACCTGAGCCTTGAGCCTTTTGCCCACCGGTTCGCTAAGCAGCACGGGACTAAATTCCACGCACTAGGAGTCGCTAAACCCGATTCTATGCGTAATACCCCATTTACGACTATGGCTACCCTCGCTTGGCTATCACCAATGATGCGCGGGGAAACTATCGTATGGCATAACAACCGTCTTGTTCGCTACCCGAAGCGAATGAAAGATCAAGCAAGACCACGATACAAGGCTGTCTACGAGCAGGCAAAACTAGATTTTGATAAGATTCTGGCAGATGACGCTGTAGAAGTATCGAAACTAGCCGTCTGGTCTTACCAGCAACTAGAACTTTGGAACGACAAAATAGGATTGGACTTAGTAACTATGAGTGATGGAACAGTACCCACCGATAAAGTGGAAACACCCCCTGTTGATGTTGCTAAGAGTGGTAGTGATGTGCGGAAACTTACGCCACGAAATCCCGACGAATTCCGTACACTTCCGTCTTTGGGAGTCGAGATGTCGAGGGTTCTGGAAACCGACGACGAGGGAGTGCAGGTCCTCAAAGAAGTACCGACTATTAAGTCAAACAGCACCAGCCTACGCATTTGCAACACCTGTATTGTTGCCCCTAACTGCCCTGCGGCAAAGCCTGATAGTGCGTGTGCTTTTAACCTGCCTGTAGAGGTAAAAACCAAGGCTCAACTTAAGTCGCTAATCGACGCACTCGTTGAAATGCAAGGGCAGCGGGTGGCATTTGCCAAGTTTACCGAGGATTTGAACGGTGGATATCCTGACCCGAATGTAAGCCAAGAACTAGATAGATTCTTTAAGATTCTTAAGACAATTAAGGAATTGGATGACTCTAGAGAGATGATGCGAGTGACCGTAGAACGCTCTGGAAGTGCTGGAGTATTGTCTAGTTTATTCGGAGAAAAGGCTAAAGTTGTGACCGAATTACCTAACGGTGGAATGGACCAACAGCAGACAAACGATCTAATTCAGCGGATCGATCCAGAAAACTCTTAGTAACTAAGAGCGACTATCTTGGCATGGAACAAGGTAGTCTCAAAAAATAACACACCAGGATTATTATTCCTTGGATTTGGCTACGGCTGATGACGTAGAATAGTTGTCCACCCCTATCGAAAAATCAAGTAAAAGGAAGTGCCTATGGCCGTTTCATTTAAACTGTCCGCCGATTTTGTAGAGAGTTACAGATCTAAAGTAGTTCCTTGGGGGTATTCAGATGCAGCAGGCAACTCAGTCGGCGAAATCACATTCCTAAGAACCTACAGCCGCCTAAAGGAAGATGGCACTAAGGAAACTTGGGTAGATGTCTGTGAACGTGTAGTTAATGGCTATTTCTCTATTCTAAAAGACCACACAAAGCAACAGCGACTACCTTGGAACGGCGTGAAGGCCCAGTCAGAAGCTCAGGAAGCGTTCGACGGTATCTTCAACCTACGCTGGACTCCCCCTGGTCGTGGGCTTTGGGTTATGGGAACAGACATCGTAAACGTGCAGGGAAACTCTGCCGCTTTGCAGAACTGTGCCTTTGTGTCTACTAACGAGATGACTAAGAACAATCCTGCTAAGCCTTTTGCGTTCCTAATGGAAGCCTCAATGCTAGGCGTTGGTGTTGGCTTTGATGACAAGGGTGCAGACAAGGGCTTTGAGATCTACTCTCCAGTAGGTCCTCAGAACTACGACATCCCAGACACCCGAGAGGGCTGGGCTGAATCAACCGCTGCTCTTATCAACTCGTTCCTAAAGCCAGACCAGCCAAACTGGGACTTTAACTACGACCAGATCAGGCCATTTGGGACTCCCATCAAGACCTTTGGTGGAGTCGCTGCTGGTCACGAGCCACTTCTTAAATTGCATAACCACATTAGAAAGATGTTCCTTGGTCGTGCAGGAGAACTCCTGACGCGTGTAGACATCGCGGACATCGGCAACATGATTGGTGTCTGTGTCGTATCAGGAAACGTTCGCCGTTCGGCAGAACTACTGCTTGGTCGCATT